CTTATACCGTTTCCACTATCACCATTTGAGGTAATATATCCAACTTCAATAAAGTTTCCTTCTTCTAATTTTTTACCAAATATTCCATCACCAAAAATAAGTTCATACCTTTCATCTTCAATTTCCTGCAAAAAGAAAACTTTAGAATCTTGATTAATTTCAAACAGACTGTCTTGACGATTATATTTTGTTGAGCTTGTAGATTGCTCATTGTTTCTTACTAGCACAGAAATTAAATCCGTGTCAATACCACTGTTTGGTAAAATAAATCTTTGATTCAAATTTCGAGAACTAAAGGTAAAATTATTTACCAAGCGAGTTCCTTGATAAACCTTAAGATTGTTAAATGTTGCTATATTATTAATGATTGGAACTGTTATATCTTCTAAAATACAGAACACATATGACTGATTACCAAAGTTGCCCGAGGTGCTTGCTACAGGTCCTTTACGAAGGGTTAGAGAGGATGGTGTGGGAGTTATGTTAGATGTATCAATAAAGAAACTTATTGTTGCTTGTGCTGCTTTTCTTGAACGTGGGATATACCCAATATTTCTTGCAAGTGCTACTACATTTTCTCTCAGAGTAGCACTATCAATAAAGACTTCATTTGCCACCATATTTGCATTATATGATGTAATGTAAGTGTTATATGCCAACACATCAAGAATCGAAGATAGATTAGATCCGTCAAAATCATAGTCCGTAAAATTGGAATTAGATTTTAGATAATCCTTAAGACTAGTTTTTATCTGATCGAAATCTAGATTTGAAAAATTTACTAATGGCATTTATCTTGTTGGTTGCAAAACGAACTCTAATTGCTGTGCTTGGACATCTATTCCTACTATATTGTATATAATTGTCACATCTAAAGAATTGTTATCATAATTTGGAATTACATCAACACTTCTTAAATTTACTCTAGATTCATAATTAACAATTGATGTTGCAATTTCATCCCTAATGTTTGATGCCGATATCTCATCAACATTTTCAAATAATGATCTACTTACTTTAGATCCAAAATTAGGATTAAAGAATTTTTCACCAGGAAGGGTAAATACAATATTTCGTATAGAACGTGCAATTGCAGTTTCATTTTTGAGTACAATTAAGTCACTATTCAGAGGATTATTCTGAAAAGTCATGCTAATGTCTCTAAAACCTTGACTTACCCTTTCTAAAGGCATTGATTATTACAATTCTATCTTATTTATCAAGGATTTTTGACTCATAAAGTGGTTCTGTTCCATATTCCCAATCATCATAGTCTTGATCATTGCGAATTCTTTCGTGAATTTCGTTTTGTACAGCAAAATCGTGTTTTTTAGGTGTTATATCATCATTTGCAATCTCTCTAAGCATTTTTTTCTGGTTGATTTCCATTGTTTTGCTCCTGATTAGTTGAATCAGAACTTTTTGCGGGGTTGCTATCCCGTTCTTGTGGTGTTTGCCAGAAATATTCATTCTCATTACCCATTGAAAGACGTTGATAAATGTTTTCAACTCAATTATAGTAAAAATTTATTTATTTCTAATTTTTTGAACTATTTTATAATCTTTACCTAAAACTTCCTCCAAATATTTATCGTCCCATAAGTCATAATAGTCTGTTTTTGCTAATATTTTTCTCATTTTAGATAAAAATTCAGAATTTTGGCATATAATTAAATTATATTTGGTATTATTAGTTTGTATTCCATTGATGAAAGTATCCGAGTCACGGAAATCATCTATGAATTCATACTCTAAGTATTTTTTACTCAATTCTTCAATTTTTTTATACCCATAATCATGATCAAGATCATCCTCAACTACGAAAATAATAACACTAACATTTTCATTAAGAGGTTTAATGTCATTTATTGAACATTTTATTATTTTATAAGTGCTTCCACTTGCAAATGGACAAATAGAATGTCCTTTTAAATCTGGATGAAATATTTTAAGTGAATCAATCCAATTTTCCAAATCTTTCATAAATCATTTTCCTTCTCCTCTGGTGTTTGCCAGAAATATTCGTCACAATCTCCCAATCTACCCCATCTAACCCCATTTTCAACTTGAAAAACAGTTGTGGAAACTTTAAAATCTGGAATTTTTGGTTCTTGAGGAGTTAGAGATAAGTCATACATTTTCATTCTATTAGTTGGATAAAGAGCAAACTGTCCATTTTCCAATAAAATGCAGTTATGCGATTTATGCTCATCAGTTAATTCACTAACGTTAGTATCAACAAAGTCGGGATTTTCATGATAGTTATCTAGTGTAAACAGATATTGTCCTTTGATAATTCCATAATTGCGAGAGAACACCTCAAAATCCATTGGACTAATAAATTGCTTGCGAATACAGACAACACTATAGTCCATACAATTCCAAAATTGTAAATTTGGAAGATCTAAATCTGGATTTGGTGTAATTGGTTTGTTTACAAAGGCAGTAATTGGTAACTTATCGTATAATGCTCCATATTCTGGAAGATAAGTCTCAAAGTAAAAAGCGCGTCCAGGAATTGATTTTGCCGCTACCCAAACACCCTCTACAAATTCACCGTGACCGTCTTGTAAATCTCGCAAATATTCTTTACGAACCCAGACTTTTCTGGTTGGTAAATTAACAACTAAATGACTCATTGGAAATCTCTCTCAGATAGCATGTAATACATTGTCAGTTCTTCACCAGGTTTAATATCAATTTGAGTATAGATGTTTGAAGTTCGTCTGTCCCAAAAACAGTTTGGTGTATCTGAGTGGTTGATGTAATATCCTTGATAAAACATAAAGGGAGGAGCGTCGATATAAAATTTATTATCGTGACCGTCTGTCATTCCCCAAAGATATGTTTTAATTCTATCATCCAAATCCTCAAATTCATTCCAGTCAAAAAGATAATAATCATCTTCTTTTCTGACAAAATCGATAAATGCTTTGCTACCTTTGATTAAGGTGTCTTTTGGTATTTCAACAATTGCAAATACTCCTACTCCTGCCCCTGAGATTTTACTGGGCGCTAACTTTGTTTGTTGCTCGTAAATCAATCTTTTGATTTCTTGGCGTGTCATCATATTCTTTGTTCTTTATATTTTTTAATTTAAACTTTCTTACAAATAATAAAAAAACCAGAGATTTCTCCCTGGTTTATCTATATCACTTAAACCTTTCCTTGTCCTCTATATTTTTTTTGTTTTTCATTACGAGAAGTTGCTGACAGTAAAGTTCTAGAACTTCTCCCTTGACGAGTTTTCTTTGGTGCTCCTGATTCGAACACCGTCTTATTCATACCACCTTTAGAAGCCATAAGTTTTCTCCTTAAAATCAAATAATACGAGTTTTTTCATGTCCCACGCGAATTCGAGGATCGCACCAGATATCATATCCTTTCTCAATAGCATCAAGACAGAATGAAACATCTTCTCCACACATATCCTGAACTGCACCAGATTCAAAGACTTGCATCTTAGGAGCAAACCAAGGGTAATCAAGATTTTCAAAGACACCTTTCTTAATGAGAACCCAACCAAATCCAGTGTAATCAACTGTAAAGGGTTTACGACGCTTGCTGATAGACTCAACAGTTTCATGATTCATCACTCCACCATTCTTGCGGAAGTCATCTTCTTCTAACCAGTGTGCGACAGAGGTTGTGTGTCCATCTTCTGTTGCATACCAACCACCAACGATTTCTTTTTCTTCTCCTTCTGCATTCAGAGACATATCACAGAGTTGCCAGAACTTGTTAGAGTCAAAGACAATATCCGAGTCAATCCAAAGTTGATAATCATACTGTAGTTTACCATCCCATGGAATTTGTTTAGGTCCGCGAAGAACATTTGCTCCGAGACACTTACATCTTGCAAAGTTTACCATTGATGAGTAATCTTGTGAGATTTGAATACTCATTCCATTTTGTACAATATCAAAACAAAGTTGTACGAATGCTTTCAGAAAGATAAAAGAACATCCTCTGCCAGGTAAACAGAAAACAATACTCTTTCCTTTCATCCTTTCCTTAATTGCACCATAGTCCCAATCTTCAGTCTTGGGAGTAGGTGCTGCTGCTTTAACTGTGAATCCTTTTGCCATAAAGTTTAATCAACCTTCAGATCAATTTTATCAGGTATATATGATTTTGTCAATGAGAAGAGTGTAGTGATATGAGTTTATTAACAGTTAACTCTTCATATGACAAGTCTTCTATTTTATAATCAGTTTTCATTAAACCAACCATATTGTTTAATGTTTTCCATGTAACTCCAAATTCTTCTTCTTTGATAGAATGAAATAAACATCTATCCTTTGCATATATGTGATATATTTTTTCCATATGGGGGTGAAAAATATTTTGGGAAATTTTTTGTAGCAAATCTTAATTTACTACAGCATTATATATCAACACTATTAAAAATCCAATAGGCACCCACACAATCTTTGGATATCTTATTATCCACCCTGCAAGTACAACTCTCCAGAAGTTCCAGTAGGGGGACCTGCGTGTTCTGAAAGGGGTTTTGTGAATTCTCATACCTGGGGGAAATTTTTTTTAATCTTTATATTTACAGGTCGATTTGTCACCTCTGTAGGTTAGGGTAGTGGGG